TGAGTAAACCACGCGACCGTTACGCATCTCGAGGCCATACTGCTTGCCTTGCTCTCCTGCGACTGCGCCTGTGACAAGGGCTGGATCGACAACATCTGACGTTGCCACATTGCCCTTATCATCAGCGCCCTTTGGGCCACCCATCATGTTACCAATGGCACCTATAGTGCCACCGCCAATATAATAGTCTCCCGACTTTCCAGTGCCACCACCATCAGTGTAATCAGCGCCATCACGCCAATTGCCACCAAGCGTGTTCGAGATGTTTGTGATAAAGTTGCCAGCATTGCCTTGACCGTCTGCGCCGCCCATGCCGTCATTGTTGACGCCGCCAGTTCTGTTTTCTTCTGGATCGTACGGGTCAACATAGTTGTTGGTAGGCGTGAAAAATCCTTCGGTACTAAATGTCGATCCACTTCGACCTTTGCCGCCGCCGTCCATCCAATCGGGTTTCCACGAGGCTCCCATATCTTGCGGAACCTCTGGTTGGTTTATCACCCTATCGTCGCTGTCGTTCCCAGTTGCGGCGTTCCTGTCAGCGTTGCCCGCTGACCTGTTGGATGCAGCGGCTATGCCTGTGACTTCATTGCCAGCAATATTATCGTTGTCGTATGTTTTGTTGTTCTGGTCTGGGGATGAAGCACCTGGGCCACCACCGTCAAACATATCGCCGATACTGTCGTAGCCAAAGAAAAACTCCATCTCGCCCGTCTCGGGGTTGAAGCTGGTCGCGCCGCCCATATTCTTGAGAAGGTTCGCGGTGAATGGCGTGGCTTGGATGCTGTACTTGTCTCCGCCTCTGCCTTGGTTTGCAGCTTTGACGCCCATCGAGGCGGCTTGTTTGCGGTTTGCAATCGAGATACCCGTGTTCGGGCCAAAAATCTGTGTGCTAAAAGCCATGTCGGCCTCCTCTATCTGTGGTCAATGTATGCGATATTGATGGGCGGGGTCGTCCCATTAGAAGCCACCCGTCTTCCAGCCCACGGGCAGGTATTTCTCAAACCAAACTTGGTCTGCTTGCTGCTTGGCGAGTTCCTCGGCTTTCTCTCGAGCGATGCGCTCTGCTCGTTCTCGGCGAAGTTTTGCAAACTCGCCCTCAACGGGGGCGTCTGGGTCGCGAGCCATGATCTCTTCAAACGTCATTCCTTCGGTGCCATCATCAGGGAGCTTCCGCGTTGCTATTTCATTCCGCAGTAATTCTTGGGCGTCCAAAATCATTTCTTCGTTTTCTTCTCTTGCCATGTGATATTCGTAAGGGTCTAGGTCAGGTCGAGGGCCGCCGTCTCCGCCCTTTAAGCTGTACTCGGGGTAATAAATATTGCTTTGGTACTTGGTTATTTGGTCAAGCATTTCTTCCAGTTGATCGTCTGAAAGCTGGGCCATGTCGTCTTGTTCTAAGCCACCACGAATGCCCAATATCCTAACGACATCGCCGTTGGCGTCATCCACAGCCAATAGTGCTTCTTGTTCAGCTTCGTGGGCTTCTATAAGTTTTGGGTCGATAAATTCACCGTCCGCGTTCGTTGCGTAAATACTAGCATCACTATCATGGATCGTTCTGCCGCGCATAACGTCGATCTCAGTCCTACTGATGCCCGACAACTCTAATTCGCCTTCTTTTTCCTTCATAGCTTTCATGGCGTTTGCGAAAACATCCGCGAATGGCCCGCCGCGCTTGGACGCGGCTTTTGCCGCTTTCTTTGCTGTAGCCTTAACCGCGTCCACGATAATGTCGCCGCCCGCTACTGCTACCGAGCCGCCCACAGCCGTTGCGGCGGCACCCTTGTTGAATGTACGGCGGGTCATTCCTTCTTTGGGCTTGCCCGTCTGCTTGGCTATGGCTTTTGCCAAGCCCTCGCCTACCTCGTCAGAGGTTTGTGCTGTGTAACCCGTCAGAGCTTCTGTCATCGCCGAGCCTGCGCTGCTGCCCATGACCCTGCCATAGATTGCGGCGGGCAGGACTGCGGCTGTGGCTTCTACTGCCGAGCCCGTGGCGAGCCCCGCACGTTCATCAAGCGTAAGCTCGCGGTCGTACCACTGTCCGTCCGCACCCGCGACTGTCTGAGTGCCGTCTCCTGCGTCACCGCTGTCGGTCATGGCTTGGTCGATCATGGGTAGCGGGTTGATCATCTGCGCGAGAGTAAGAGCGCCGCCGCCTATGTCGCTGGGGGATAGGGGAAGGTGGCGTAACTCTGGCGGAATAAAGGGTGTTACTGCGTCCTCAAAGTCATCGACCGCGCCAGATATTGCGCCCGTGACGGGAGCGATAAAGTCGTCAACGCTATCCATCCATCCCTTGCTACGCTCGTAGCGTCTTTGCTTGGTAGACGCAGACGGGTTTATATACTCAGCGAGCCCAGCCATTTACATACTTCCTCTTGCCTTCTCGGACGGGTTGATCTTCGGAAACGCTGTCATGTCTTCCGTTCCGAAATATTTGTCTAGCTCCATGCCGACAGACGTGGCTCCTGACACAAAATCGTTAATTGCTGGCACAGCGGTTTCGACAAACCCGCCCCATGCACCTTTTGCTTTCTCAGAAATTTCGCGAGAGAGGACGCGAGCCGAGTAGTCAAAGCCTTGCGTTTCTTTCTTGCTGCCGCGCCGCTTTTGCTCGTCCTCGATCTTTTCGGACTGCTCAAGAATGGCAGCGATGTTTACTCCCACGTTGGGGTTGCCCATCAAGCCGTCACGAGCCACGGTCTCTCGTGCTTCTCTTGCTAAGTCTGCCTGCATTCTTTCGAGGTCGCTGTCCTCGTAGCCCCGATAAGCGTGGGCCATTGCTACGCGCCCCATAAAGCCGCCGTCCATATTGTAGTCTGCCATCTGGCTCGCGTAATTAAGCGCTCTGCGAGCGTCGAGGCGAGCGCCGCTAATGCCCTCTTCGCCTTTGCCGTAAGTCATCTCGGTGTAACCAGTGTCATCGTCACCCACGAACAGGTGGAACAAGCCATCATCACCTTGCTCGCCAAACATTGAGCCCCGCAAAACTGCTTCCTTGGGTAGCTGCGCTCGCATTTGATCCATTGCCGCTAGAAACATTTGGGAGGATACGAAACTCTCCTGCGTGTCTTGCAGCTTTTGAAGGTGTGTCGGGGTTCCATCGCCCGACATTGACGTTTCGCTATTTCCGCGAGTGTCTATATAGTGCAACCCAGAAGTTGCCATCGGGCCAGCCGAGCCAACATCATTGCCGCTCGTATCGCGGTATACCGCAGGGTAAAGAGTTTTGACATCCATGTTTCTAAAGGAGCCGAGCGTCTCGTCCTCGGGGGCAACATAGTCGAGAGAGGGCTTTGGGTCGGGCGGAGGTGGCAGCATTGATCTTAGCATCTCAAGCTCTGGATCGTTGATGAGAACAGACTGTGTGCCATCCGCCTGCATATTCGCCATCATAACGTCAGGCTCGATGCCGTACTCCGTGAGGTTGCCCTGCGCGTCCAATCCCATCATGCCTGTGGTGCTCGACATTTCTGGGTCTTCTGGACGAAGGCGGGGTCGCAAAGATGTCTCGGGAGCGTTGCTTTGGTAAGCGGGCATCTCGAGAGTTTGCCCGCCGCCTTGCTTGGCTCGCTCGATACCTGCGGCCTCGTCCTCGGGGCTTTGATCCCACGTTCCCGCAGGGTTGAAGTTAATACCTTTGGCGTCCCTATCCATAATAGTGTGTATCTCCTGTGAGCGAGCGTTAAGCGCTGGGCCGCTTTCGTAGAAGGGCCACTTGCCCTCGTTAATTTGGCTTTCCCAATGGTCGAAAGCCTCGCCCTCGGTTAAGGGGCGGTCTGGGTTTACGCTCGGAACCCAAGCGGGAACCGATACAAACTTGCCCTCGTGTGGGCCGCGCTCGATCAGGATGCCCGTCGAGTAAACTGTCATCGGCCTGCCTTGACTGTCTCTCCCCACGCGACCCGTTTTCATTGAGTTGTTGTGGTACTCAACGATCCGCTTTTCTTGAGGGGAGAGTTTAAGGTCAGACATTTGTTATGACGCAGGCCAAGGTTACTTCGATGTCAGTGAGCGAGCTTTGCGATGTAATCTCGAAGCCGATTTCTCGTGAGGCTGTGGTTGCGTCTACTGCGATTGATGCCGAGAGGTTCTGCTCAGTAAGCGTTGACGAGACGGGGATCACATCGCCAGCGTTGGTGCCGTTAACACGAAGCTGGATGTTGCAAGTTCCCGAAGTGGATTTAGCAGCGACCGCATCGATCCGCACGTTTTGTTTGAACGCACGAGTGACTTTCTTGACCCCGTTTGCTACCGAGCCCGTTTGCTGGAAGAAGTACGAGCGCGTTGCAAAAGTGTCGGGTAGCTGTGCAACGGGAAGTTTGCCTGTGCTGTCGAGACCAGCAACGCCGTCCGCTGCGCCCATATAGGTTTTTGGAACTAGGGCTGTCTGGTCAACGTCACTAAATTCTAACCCACCGCCCGTCGAGTTAATGCGGAGAAACTGCAAAGCGTTCGATGTCGAGAACGCTGGGATGCCCGTGTCTGGTGATGTCAGGAGCCAGCCCGTTCCGTTGTAGAACTTTAGGACGTTGGGGCTGGCGGCTGTGTCCACCCACATATCGCCAGCGTTGGCGGTTGTAGGCTGCGAGGCAGAGACGTAAACGCGCCCACGATTAGCGAGCAGGGTTGAAACGCCGTCAACTTTGGACTGCGGGATTTGGTTGTCAGTGACAGCTATGTTTGTGTACGGGATCAGGCCGTCAGCGTTTGTGAACTTGTCCTCAGTCATCAGACCCGAGACGCGAACTTGAGAGGTGTCCTCGATAATGATGAAGGTCACAATGTCGCCCACGCTCATCGCAGAGGTGAAGGTGATGGTCGAGTTTGTCGGCTGCTGTGTATAGTCGTTTGTACCGCCCTGACGTTGCAGAACGCCGTTACGATAAACGAGTACGGATTGGCTTGCTGTGTGGCTGAACGGGAAAACCGCTTGCGCTGCTGCGGCGGCAATGTCCGAGCGGGTGTATCCGCTGTCGTTCGCGCTTTGAACTTTGTAAATAGTCACGATATCGTCGGCTGCTGTGGCTGAACCAAGTGTCACTGTGTTCGCGGTGTTGCTGCTCGTAAAGGTCGCCTCCGCTTGGAGAGTGCCGTTGACGTAAAGAACGATGGCGTCCTGCGCTTCATGGATGAAAGAGAAGACTGTGGTTCCAGTTGGGTAGGGTATTGCGCCGCTGACAGTAGCGTTGACAACGTGATCCACACGACCTGAGAAAAGCGGCGAGCCGATTGTACCCACATCGGAGCCTGACACGCCTCGCAATTCTGCGACTGTTGCAAGAGTTGTCCAGCCCTGCTCGGCCTCAGTGTAGGTGCCGACACGATACTGCAAGCCGTTTATGCTGTCGTTCCGAAGCTCGACAGGTGCGACCAGCTTGCCCGTGCTGTCGAACAAAATCTTCACTAGCTCGGCAAGTGTGTTATCGCCAAGCTCTGTTGCGTTTAGGTATCGGACAATGTTCTCGACATCGGCTCCGATATTACCCGAACTTGTATGGTTTCCAGGGTATAGTACCTTGAGACGAGCCATTCTATTTCTCCTTGTGCATCAAGAACGCGAACGAGATCACAGTGACATCGCTATCAACGTCTTTGTCTTCTGTTCGAAAGCGCATTCGGACGCCTCGGAACGTGTGGTTAAATGGGAAGGTAAAATCGTGTTTTAGTGGGGCGTCACCCCAGCTTTCGTCGCCAGCAATGCGATCCAAGATGACTTCGAGTGAGTGCATATCGCGACCATCCTCATCGGTAAAATCGATGAAGAAGCGGCCCGTACCCGTTGCTTGGATTACAAACGAGTGAGTGCGCTTTGTGCCGATGAAATCGCCCAGCCAAAGAACGGGCGTTTCCGCAATCATTTGCGAGCGGCGAAGGTCTGACAAACCAGTGTCCTGCACAAAAGTTCGGCTCGTACTTTCGTAAACGCCGTCTGACGTTCCGAACATAAGGCGACCGCCCAAGAACGTGCCACATCTCGGTAGGAGCGTGTCGCCTAGCTGGAAGTTCACCATCTCGTAGCCCGAGCGGAAGTTCATCGAGAGGCGTTGCGTAAACCTGCCGCCCGCTCGTGGGAAGAATACATGGTAAGTCTGCTCGTCAGGGTCAAAGACCGCCGAGATCGTTGTGGGGTCGGGCGTACTTCTTACAAGTTCTTGATAGAGAGGCTCGATCTCGTCAGACAGCGAGGCTTCCGCAATGGTCAGCCCGTTTGTCTCGTTACGCATAATCGAGTGGATGCCTCGGCGAGAACAGAACAGCAGGTCGCTGCCAGCGTTGATGATCGTGCCGTGAGAGATGCACCCGATCCGAAGGTTGGCTCGGCTGTCGAGTTGCCATTCCTCGAAGCTGGGATCGATGATGTAAACGAGCGTTTGGTCTTGCGTGAACACGGCAAGGCGGTTGGCCTCGAATGTACCCAGCCCGATGATCTGGTCGGCGGTGCCGATCAAGTTCGAGATGTCGATAAATGCGGCTCGTGTTACCTCTGCGGTGGTAGCCTCTTCCTCGAGGAAAATGTCTGGGTTATCAACGCGGCTGAACTCGATGG